ATGAAGAAGACAATGCCGTCGCCCCAGTGGCGAGAATCAATCAGCACATGGCTGGAAACGCTCACAGCAGCGAGCCTCAGCCCTGAAACCATCCGAACCCGCCGCCACCAGATGACGACGCTCAGCAACGAACTGAACGGGTCACCCCTCGACGTGGACGGAGAGACACTGCTCCACTGGTTCGCCATCCACGAGTGGAAGCCAGAAACCCGCAAGGGATACAGGAACGCCGCAGTCTCATACTTCGGGTGGATGCAGACCAGCGCAAGACGGCAGGACAATCCCGCCGATGCCCTGCCCAGCGTTCGCCGCCCCTCACCACATCCGAGACCATGCCCTGACCGGGTCATACTTTCCGCGCTGGGACGTGCGAACGAGACGGAAACGCTGATGATCCGGCTCGGTGCGGAATGCGGGCTGAGACGTGCCGAGATCGCGCAGGTCAACAGCCGTGACGTGATGGACGACCTGCTCGGTCGCTCACTGATCGTGCACGGCAAAGGCGACAAGCAACGCATCGTGCCATTGCCCGATGATCTGGCCGACAGCATCGAGACCTGCCACGGGTGGCTGTTCCCCGGACGATGGAGCGGACACGTCGAAGCGAGCTACATCGGCAAGCATGTGGTTCGGCTGCTCGGCGACGGGTGGACCGCGCACAGTCTGCGACATCGATACGCCACCACTACCTATGCCGCCACACATGACCTCTACCTGGTCTCCAAGCTACTCGGGCACGAGAGCATGGAAACCACGCAACGCTACGTCGCCATGCCGGACAACAGGCTTCGCAGCGCACTTTCCGCCGTCTCCCTGGTATCCTGAACAACAAGAAGAAAGAAGAAAGAAGAAAGAAGAACATTATGAAACGCAAAGCCATAGCCATCATAACCGCTCTGCTGCTTGCCCCGCTCTCTGCGTGCGGCGGCTCTGCCAGCACGGGCGCCGCATCGACAGCTTCATCCTCGGCGACTGCCAAGTGTCTGGATGTGGATGCCGACGCGCAGAAGACGATCACGGACGGCGCCAAGTCCGGCACACTGACACCGGTAGCGGCCAAGGCAGTTAAGGCCCCAGCGCGCTCGAACGCCTACATCGTGGCGATGAAGTTCAACGACGGCAATGGGGAGATGACCGGCGTGTGGATGACCAGTGGGCTGACAGCGGCCGATGTATCTCCACTGATGAGCGTGGACGGCTATGCCCACCAGTTCACGAACTGGCCGAACACCATTAACGGCGAGACGCTCAATGCCGAGGAACCCGGAGTATCCGACGCGAAGTCGTGTCTAAACGATTAGTCCTCACACGGGGAGGCCGAACGCTTTCGGGTTGCTGACGCTGTTGCTGCTGCTATTGCGCAGCGCCGCCCATGTGACGACTTTCGCCCCGGCTCGTTTGAGGGCATACACGTTGTCTTTGTAGTTCTGTGAACTGTCATAGATGTGGTAGGTGTTGGCCAGTACGTTGGCGATGCCCAGCGCGTTCTTGTATTGGAAGATGATGTGTGTTGCTTTCATGAAGTCAGTCTCCTCCGTGAGGTCGATGGTTGTGGTTGTTGAGGGTGTTTGATAGTGCAGATAGCAGTTCCATGGGTAACTGTAGTAGGCGCGGACGTTCGTTTCGTTGCCGGTCTGATCGCCGCCGGACCCGTAGGCTGTGCCGTGCTCGCTGGATGATGCCTGGGCGAGTTTGCCGCTGCCCAGGTATACGGCTACGTGGTGGATGTCGTTGAGCAGGATGTCTCCGGCCGATGGGGTGCCATTGGCTGGTAGCCGTTTCCAGCCGCGTGCTACGAGGGCGGCGGAGAGGTTACCCGTATATGTGGCGCCGCCGGTATCGAATCCGGCTTCCTTCAATGCGAAGATGACCAGGCTCGAGCAGTCGGCGTTGCCTCCGGGTTTGATGTTCCACCGGTCGCTTTGGCTGTACCCGAGACTGACGTCCGAGCACCAGTACCTCATGCGCTCTATCAGCTTGTTGATGCTGCCTGGCATGTCATTGCTCCACGGTCTGGGTGCCATAGACCGTGTCGGCCAGCTCCTCTATTTCGGGGTCCGTGTCGGCTGCGGTCGCCGTTGCGGTGGTGATGGTTTCGCTGTTGGTGTCCGTCGCTCCGGCCTTGAGGGCCTTAGTGACTTGGTTTCCTGCCTGGGCCGCGCTCGTCACCACGCTTGTGGTCCACCAAACGTAGATGCTTCCTATCGCCCCGAGTGTTCCGGACACAGCGGCCTCGACTTCCGCCGAGGTGAATGGCAGCGCCGGTTTGCCCATGAGCGACAGCACCGTGTTCGCTTGGGCGAGCAGGGTGACGGCCAGTGTCGCGAATGCTTTGATTCGTGATGCGGTGAGATTTGATGACATAGTGTTGCTCCTTCTAGTTGTCGTGTTTATGGTCGGGTTGGAAAGCCTCGAAGAGTCCTTCGGGCGGTGGTGGTGGCGGGGGTTTCGCACCGCGCCATATATGGTCCACCAGAGTCCTGTTCCATAGCCAGAGGCGCTGATTGTCGGCTATGGCTGCCTGGATCATCAGCGCCTCGTCGAAACGGTTGCGGTGGTGACTGACCACGGCTTGAATCAGAGCGCCTGCGATGGCCGACCCCGCACCGACGAGTGCGATAATGACTGTTTCACTCATGCTGTCAATCCAGTCGCTGGATCATCATCGAAACAGTGGTCAACGGGAGAGTTACGTTTCCCATGTTCGTGAAGGCTATCGGCGTGAGCGTGTCCCCGGCAGCGAAGCGACCGGAATAGGCGTTCGCAGCATTGTCTTCGTTGACGAAACCGACACGGCCCAGCTCTGCGTCCGTGGCGGAAGTTGACGAGTTGAACCCTTTGCCAAATTCGATGAACGCACGTGCTGCCGCAGTCCAGTCGCTTTTTCTGGGACTTATCGAACATGCCATGGAAATGACCACGACACAGTCGTAGGTGAATTTGAATGCATTGTTGGCGTAGGTGACCAGTTCCGGTGCGGTGATGAGCGGAGTCAGTGACGATATTGCTCTCAATCCGTTCGACACGATACTGAATGCTGAAGTACGAGAGTATGAGGCGACTTGGATAGAGCGCTTCTCCAGATTGGTGACACGGGTTTCCAATGATGTGACTCGGGATGCCAGGCCGTTGGTGTCCTGTCCGTTGAAATCGAAGCCCTTAAGGGCGGATTCAATGGCCAGTGCCTGGTTGTAGAGGATCGTGGGTAGGTCTTTGAGCTTATCCGAGTCCACTGGGTAAGGTAATGAGAAGTTCGGTGTTGTCGCTGGCATGGTGCTCCTAGCTTGGGTTGGCGGTGTTGGTCACGTATCGGAACGCTCCGAGCGGGTAGTCGCAATTGGACAGTTGATCGGACGGGTCGTTGATGGCTTTGAGGTTGGCGACGGTCGGCTGCCCATAGGTTGACGGCATCGGACTGGGAAACAACGAGACCTTGTGCGCCCAGGTGCCGCGTGGGTTTGTGGGGTCGAACGTGACCACGCCCGAGATGGTCAGCCAAGGGCCGTGGGTGTCCGGGAAGAAGCGCTCGAATTTGCTGCCCAGAATGATCAAACGCATAGGAACGGGGATGTATCTCCAGATGTTTCTCACACGCTTTGAGTAGAAGGTGAGTTCCGGCAATCGCAGGCGTGTGTTGTTTTCATGCACGGCTGTGATGATCTCGCTCACGTCGAATTTGGCGATGTTCATGTCATCACTGACCGCACTGCCCTCGGCGTTGACGTATTCGTCCATGTCGATGTCCAACACGTTTTCACCTTCGCGTGAACCGGTGTCGATGCGCAGCATCCTGCTCTGGTCCTGACTGAACGTCATGACCGTGCTGCCCTTGTCCTGCTCGGCGGTGGATACTCCCGGATTCGTGACTGAACGACTGTAGTATTTGATTTCTGCCTGTGAATAGAAATCGTCTGGAGGCGTTACGGTGGCGTCCTTGTCGATCTGGATGTTGGAGGCCTGCTCGATGATGGTGGACTTCATCATGTCCCCATCGAAGGAAGTGTTGAAGAAGTCATCCGGCATGATGATCAGATGCCCAGTGAGGGTGATGCTGCGATTCCACGGCAGTGATATATAAGTCAGCCAAGTGGTATTGGCCCGTTGACTCTCGAAGCTCGTCACATAGGTGGCTTGACCGAAACGGATCGTTGGCGGTGTGGTCGAATGGTCGGACCGCTTGTTTTTCATCACGTCGTACACGCTGATACGTTCGGTGCCGAGTGGGTCACTGCCAAACACGCCACCAGCGACGCTGGAATAGGAGGCGATGCCATCGGAACGGAACCGTTCGCCTACCCAATTGAAGAATTCGCCACCTGCCCACTGATAGCCTTTATAGACTCTGTCGTCAGCAGTCGGCCCCTTGGCAGTGTCCGTTTTGATATTCCACGTTTTATCCGATGCGGTGATGTCAATTCTGGTGCGGCCGTCGTCGTTCAGGTTGGTCAGCTGTGCGCTGGTGATCGTGCCGCTGAACATCGGCATCGGGTCTTGCAGAGTGTTATAGATCTCGATTGCGCGGCCCTGCATGTTGGCCTGGCGTTTGCCATAGGTGCCGTTGGGATCGATCAGAGTCATCGAGAGGATGCACGGCTCAATATCATCCCAAGGCGCTTTCACGCCCCAGGTGAGAGTGAACGGAGCAAGCGCACTCGGCAAATCGCCAGCCGTATCAAGACGGACAGGGAGCGCACGTCCATCGAGATACACGAATGCCGTGTCCTCAATCGGCGCATTCACCTCAGCTACATAGAGATCATCTAATTGGATATCCGCGCCAGTGTTCGAATACCGAACAGTAGCAGTGGTGGCACCAGCCGGAGCCAAGGTTCCGATAGAAAATTCTTTCCATGAGGTACCGTCACCGGATAACGTGCCCAATGTCCTGTATATTGGCTCATTATCGAACTTCACAAGAACTGTTACAGCTCGCGAAGCATCATAAGTATTTATCCAACCGCCGATACTTATTTTTGTGCCTGGAGCAACGACAATGGTCTGCTCGATGGCTCCGCCGCCGGTAACGCCGTTGCCGATTCTGACCATGTAGATACCTGAATGAGGAACAACCCATGTTGTGTCTGAGGCAGTAACAATCCTTGCTCCATTTCCTATAGTCTTCCAACCGGTAAGATTGCCGGTCTCGAAGTCGGGATTGGCGAGTGGCGCATTACGTGTGACGACGCTGCTCATACGACCTTGCCTTTCCCGCGCACTGTGGCCCATTCGTTGAGTGAGTCCACGATTTTGCTTGCTGTTTCGTCGTTGTCGAGGTTGCCGCTGCTTTTGACATCGAGCTTTTCCACGATGATGATGGTGTCGGCCTGTTTGCGGGCTGATGCCGCGATGCTGGCCAGGCTGTCGGTTCCCGAGAGGGAGGCGTTGGCGGTGATTGTCGGCACGGCGAATCGCTGTTGTCCGATCAGGCTGCTGATTTTGCCAGCCACCGAGGTGACCTGGGGTACCACCGCGCTTTCGTATCCTTGGCTTAGTCCTTTGCCGAATCCCTGCATGGTGACATAGCCGTTATTCACCAACAGTTGGGCGTCGTAGCTTTCCGGGCCTTTGTGGTCTTTGATCCAGTCGCCTATGCCGCTGATCCAGCCGGTGACTTTGTTCCATGCGCTTTTCATACCGTTGAAGAACCCATTGATGATGCTCATGCCTGCGTTCTTGAGCAGGTCGATGGCATTGTTGAAATAGCCTTTTATCATGCCAGGGATGCCGCGTATCCACCCCATCAGGCCGTTCCACTTGTCCTTTATCCATTCGGCTGCGGCGGCTCCCGCTTGCTTGACATTGTCCCAGTTCTTGACCAGGAGCACGATGATGGCGATGATCGCCGCGATGGCTGCAATGACCAGGAGGATGGGGCCGACGAGAGCGCCGGTGGCCGCTGCGGATATGCCTGCGATCACACTGTAGGCAGTCAGCACGCCGTTCATCACGAGGATCACGGCGGCAACGGCTGCGATGGCTGCGATCAGTGGGACCAGCCAACTTGAATTCTGTTGTATCCACTGTGCGAGGCCAGCGAGTTTCTGGGAGGCAACGGTCAGGATGGGCAGCAGTGCCGTGCCGAGCTTGACTTTCGCGTCCTCCATGCTGGCATTCATGCGCTGCTGCTGGCCTTGGGCGGTGTCGGCTTCCTTGGCGAAGTTGCCGGTGGCTTTACCGCTCTGGGCCGTGACGGCGGCTAGGGTGGCCTGCATCTTGGCGTTCTTGTCGCCCGCCGCATACTGCTTATCAAGGCCGAGCTTGGCGGCGTACCCCTTGAGTGTGGCGTCATTGAGTGAGATGCCATACTTCTCGATGGGGTCCATCTCGCCCTTTAGAGCGGAGCTGAGCGCTTCCACAGCTTCGGACGTGGTACCGCCGAACATGGAACTCAAATCAGCGCCCAGGCCGATGAGGTCGTTGGTCTTGGTGGCCGATTCGTCCACGCTCATGCCGAAGTTCTGCAACTGACTGCCCATCAGCGTGGCCAGCTCGTTGTAGCTGTTCTGCGACAATCCGACGGCTTGGCTCGCGTTCTGTGACCATTTGAGCATCTTGTCGCTGGATGAGCCGAATACGGTCTCGACGCCACCGACAGACTGTTGGAGGTTACCCGACGCGTCAGCGCATTCCTTCGCTCCCGCTGTGATCGCACCAAGCGCGGCTGCTGCACCGACGGACGCTTTATTCAGCTTGTCCTTGAACGTTTGCGATGCCTGTTGTGCTTTGGTCATCGAGCTGACGGCGCTGACCGAATCGCCGATGATCTTCACGGCGAGAATGGCGGACTTGCCCATGTCGTTTCACGCTTTCATGTCGTCGGATTCGTCTTTCATCAGTTGCAAACAGGTGCCCCAATCCTGCTCCAGTGGTTCGCTCTCGCGGCGCCAGAGCCAGGGGGCTATGCCAAATCGGGCACTGAGTATGCAGGAGATTCGGCCGAGACTGCCGTCTGGCCATTGATTGAGTCCGAAGATTTTCCCAGCGAATCCCCATCCTCGTCTTCCTCAGCATCGGATTCGTCTTCCTCGGGAGTGCCGAGGATTACGACCGTGGCCATCCAGTCGTTGAAGTCGATGCCGACGACCTGCTTGGCACGACGCAATGCGTAGTAGGTGGCGTACGCGTTTTGCAGCACGGGGCTGTCGGTTCCTGCCTTGCCGCCGTGCGTGATGACATATTTTTCTGCGGCTACCCGGTCGAACATGGTTACTGCAACAATGTTTGTGGTGCCATCCAGATACGTGATCTCGGTGGAATTGCTGATGTCGGTCTTTGCCATGGTCTTGCCTTTCATTTCGATGTGGTGCCATATACCTGGGCTATGGCGTCGTCCATGATCTTCTTGTAGATCTGTGTCCACTGCGGTTCGGTCTGCTTCGCCGCGGTGCGCACGAATGGTTGTGCCTCGATGTTGTGGCCCGGCCACCCGTACTCGATGGGTCCCGCATAGGGGACCGTCTTGTTGTTACCGGCTCGTATGACTCCGGCCTTGGCCGTCGCACCCGCCCTGACGGACTTGGACAGTCTGCCGGTCTTGCCTTTCGGTGCGAGCGTGCGTGCGGGTCCCACGACCACCTGAGCGGCCTGCTTGTTGCCTTTGCGCAGGTCCTTCATATCTGCCCCGGCCTTCTTGAGGGTGCGGGCCAGATTGTCCGCGCCCTTGACCGTGATCGTGGTCTTCGCACCGCTGGCGGTGATCGTGGTTCCCGCCACGGTTACACGGTTTCTGGCGCGTGGTCGGCGGCCTTGACGGAAGTGGCCACGAAGCTGAAGTCGATGTCGTTCTGCTTCTTCACATCCCCGCCGATTGCCACCGGTGCCACCTGCGCATTGCCGGTGAATTGCGAGCCGCCGAGCTTCGATGGCACGAAGGTAAACGGGAGCGACTTGCCCGCGTTGGTCAGACACCAGCGTTGCAGTCCGTCGGTCGAATAATCCTCTTTGATGGTGCCCTCCAGCGTCCAGGAGGTGGTCTGCTCGCCAGCCTCGTCGTGGCCGTCCAGGAAGGTCTGGGTGTCCTCGGTATCCGTTTTCGGGGTGAGCGTCACCTTGGTGACGTCGGCCATCCATTCCTTAGCACCAGTCGTCTCTCCGATGGTGAGTGTTCCAGGTCCGAGTGTTCTGATTTTTGCCATGTGCTTTCCTTAGTCGTTGTCGAGTGGGTTCAATTCGATTTGATAGGCCGCGAACTTCCCGGCGCTGCCCGCCGTCCAGGTGACCGGCCGCATGGTCGTGTAGTTCAGGTCACTGTCCGCGATCTTGTCCAGCACCGTGAACATCGATTCCAGGGCGAGCGTCTGGGTGGTCGGAGTCCCGGCAACCACGTCGAATTTCCACACGACGTTGTGGATGTCGAAGCTCTCGGCTTCCAGTTCGGGCGCTTCCAGGAACACGGCTGCTTTCCCGGCCTGCGGTTGGATGAGAGCCGCGTCGATGGTAACAATGCTGACGACGTTGCCCAGCGTGTCGGTGATGAGGTCTAGGACTTCCTGCTGCTGTGCTGAGAGTGTTTTCATGCGATCACCATGCCGCCCGTGTTCACGCCCGCCGCTTTGAGCTTGGGCCACACGCTGCGCAGCGGATCAGTGGATATTCGGAATGGCTGTGTCTCGCTGTCCGCTATATCCATCACGCCCATCCTCGCGTTGCGCGCATTATAGAGGTCCGTCGCGCAGCCGAGGATGCAGTCCTCTTTTACTGTTTCGTCCACTTCGGCTGTGCCGATGGCGGAGTCCACATAGGCGCGCGCCGTTTTCAGGCATCGGGTGAGCCGTGCATCATCGCCCGCTGGCACAGCCGTTTCATCACGCAGCAATGCCAACAGAGCGACGTCAGTGGTTTCATTGTCGGCCATGGTGCGAGGCCTTAGGCGGTGAACTTGACGGGGAGCAGGCCTTGGACGAACGTGCCCGCGATGGCCATGTAGCCGTATACGGAGTAGTTGTCCACGATCTTGGTGGGATCGGTGTTGGTCAGCTGCGTTGGGCCACCTGATTCCCAGACCGTGATGGCTTCGGGGTCGAACAGTGAGGCCGTGCCATCCGGTGCGCCCGGCAGGAGCTGGACGGGTACGCGTAACAGGTCGCCGACGGTGGCGGTCAGGTCGAAACTGCCCAGGGTGTCGCTGCCCTTGCCGGACAGGTCGAGGAACCGGTTACCGGTGTCTTTCAATGCGACGAGTGCTTTGGCAACGTCTTTGGATACGATCAGCTTCGACATGGCAGCATTGCGCTCGTCCATGATTTCCGCCGCGTCGAGCAGCAGCCCCGCCCAATCGTCTGGGGTCATGGCGGTCAGTGTTTTGGACACGGTGATGTTGTTGGCGTTTTCCTCCGCGTCCCGCTGCGCTGCAATCAGATTGTAGGTGTAGGTTCGCGCCTTCAGTTCGGTGGCCTTCGCGTAGGCGTTCCTGAGTGCTTTGAGCGCGGTGTTCAGCATCGGGGTGGTGGAACGCTCGACAACCTGGCGGCTCAGTGTCGTGTATCCGCCGTAGGTTTCGATATCTGCGGTCTTGGTGCCGAATTTCACCTTGCCGAAGGTCAGGGCATCGCCTTCAGAAGCCTGATTGGCAACGGCGGTGGTGTCCTCGGTGACGACGTTGTATTCCATGCTCATGCCCTTGTCGGGGAGTGAGTCGTGGGTGAGGATGTTCATCAGCTTGCGCCGCTGCTCGATCAGTCGCAGGTCGTCGGCAATCCAAGTGACGGTGTTGCCGGTGTCTCCCGTGCTGATCAGGTCGCGGGTCTGGTTCATCAGGTCTATTGCGGCCTGGTCTCCCTTGGCGAGGGCTTGCAGATAGTCGGCCTGGGAACGGTATTCGCTGCCCAGCGTCTTGGCCGGTGCGGGGTTCAGGCCCTTCGCCAGTGCGGTCTTCATGCTGCGTTGTTCGTCCTTGAGGCTTGCGAATGCTTCTTCGATTTCCTTGTCCATGTGTGTGTCCTCTGGTTCGTTGGTTGGTTGGGGTTTGTTCGAGCGTTGGCTGGTGATATGGGCCTGTGGATAGGCGGGTATCCCGGTGACTGCTACCTCGTACAGGTCGACGGCCTTGCGGTGCACTTCCATCACCCCGTCATCGCTGGTCACGATGATGTTTTCGACCGGGTTGAATCCAACGGAGAAGGCGTCGTACACGCCATCGCGAATGAGGCATACGGCTTCCTGTGCGGCGCGTGTGCTGGACAGTTTCGCGGTGATGTGCAGTCCGTCATCCTGTACCGTGCGGCTGGTGACCTTGCCGATGAGCTGGCCGTGGGAGTCGCTGATCTTCACGTCACGCGAACCGAAGTCGCAATCGGCGTCGATGACCTCGGCGTAGTCGGAGAACAGCTTGTACCTGGTGTTGAATGGGACGGCGATGCCTTCGAGTTCGGTGCCGTCCCCGGCATTGTCGCCGGTGTCCCGCATTTGCAGGCCTTTGATGGTGAGCGCTCGGGCTTCCATCAGGCGTTGGTCTTCACTCATTGCTTGCCTCCACATTGGTTGGTTCGGATTTCAGGGGTGGCATGCCCTCACGTTCGCGCACGTCGTCGATGGTGAGCCACTTCGAGTCGAGCGCGGTCTTGTAGGCGGTGAAACGGTCGGCCATGTCGGCTCTACGGCTGGAATCCCAGTCGAACTTCGCTTCCCTGCCCCTGGGCAGCAGCGTGGCGAACAGTTCTTCGATCTCCCCGGTGTACGCGGAGAGCGTGTAGTCGGCGAACTCGATCCAGCTCTGCTCGATGTTGGAATAGGTGAGGTTGCTGCCATCGACGGCGGCGAGCATGATGCTCGCGGGGATGCCCAGCAGTCGGGCGATCTGCGTGGTGTCGAACTTCTGTGTTTCAAGGAATTGCAGGTCTGCGGGTTTCATGTCGAGCGGCACATAGGAGAGGTTTGATCCCATGACCTTGATGTCACCGGCCTTGCCCGATGCCTTCCAGTCCTGCTTGGCCTGTGTCGCCGATTCCTTCGTGATTTTCTGGTCTGACTTCAGATACCCTTTGAGATTCGAGGAATCCGTGTAGAAACGGGCCTTGTAATCGCGGGCCATCTTCGCTCCCTCGACTTCCTCGCGGGCCGCACTGATCGGCCCCAATCCGCGCAGTCGGCCCGGTACGTTCAGAAACTTGCAGTGCACGATCTGGTCGGGCTGGTAGTCGTGCCCGAGATATGAGTAGCGCAGTTTCGGGCTTGCAGGGTCGGTGCCATCGTCGGAGACCACCACCAGCGAGGGCGGCAGCACCTCGCAGGATACGATCTCACCGTCGAAACGCACCAGACGGACGAAGGCGTTGCCGTCGAGCACCATGCTGGCCACCATGTCGGCAAGGAAGTCACGGCGGCTGCGGTTCACGTCAGGATTGGTGACCAGACTGCTGACCGTGCTGAGTTTGATACCCGCGCGCATCTCATGGATGGGGAGTCCGGTGATGGCGGTCTGCAACACCTGCACGCCACGAAACACGGTGCTCAGTGAGAGGGGATCATAGGATTCAGAGCGTGAGGGCGGCATGATGCCTTCGGGGATGTCGTCGAGGGCTTCGACGCCGCGCGTCATGATGCTCCCGGCGAATCGCATCCGCTGCCATAGATTCATGTTGCTCATGTCTCACAGTGATAGCCGTGTAGCGAGCGTTCCGTCCAGATTTTCGGTGTCACAGAGGTTCACAGGGGTTCAGAGAGGTTCACAGGGGTTCAGAAGATTTGCAGTGGCCCGTCCGAGTCCGGCTGGTGGGACATGCCCCAGGCGGCGAGCATGCACGATTCGAGCGGAGAGGTCAGGCCGGTGCTGCCGCGTCGCGTGATACGCCAGGCGTCACCGCTCCATGTCTTCGCGCAGTTGGCGGCCGAATCGTCCAGGTCGATGTCCGTCGCGTGAAGGATGGTTCCGTTCTGCAACCCGGAGACATACGACTGGCCTACCGCCAGATAGTCGCCCGCTCCCATGTCGCAGCGGTTGATTACCGGCTCGTCGTTATGGTCGAGCATGCTGTGCAGCCTGTCGGATAGGTCGGCGTTCGGCCCCCGGTCATCCATGACGAGCGGCGCGTGATATTCGGTGCACAGCCGTTGGATGTACGCGGGTGCCTGCCCGGTGCCGTCCAGTATCTTCAGCAGTTGCGTCGCAGTGGTGCCGTCATCGTTGGCGATGGCCACGCTCACGCTGGTGTGCGAGGCGTCGATATCGACCGCCGCGCCGAACATGATCGGACGATTTCCGAGAGCATTGGCATCCACTGGAGCGGTCTGCGTGCTGTTCCAGATGTCGGCTGCGATGGCACGGTCGGAGATGCCCATGTCACGCCGGTTGCCGAATGCTCGCGCCCAGCCTGCGGCGTCGTCGCCGAACTGTTCGCGGAACTGTTTGAGCTGCCGCATGTCCCAGAGCAGACCGGCGGCGGGATGGTAGCGCATGATCGTCGGTAGGTCTTCGGGGTCGGCATCCGCAGGGATTCCCCAATCGAACCAGCAGGTGTGTTCGGGTATCCTTCCTTCGCGCAGAGCGTCGATGCGGGGATTGAAGAACGTGGATTCCGCCGTGCCCTCGGTCGATGCGATCCACAACTGCGGTTGCACACCGGTGGTCTTGAACCGAGTGGCCGTCGTGGGCAGAAAACCGTCCAGGATGGCCTTGCCTTTTTCGGCCGACAGTGAGAACGCCTCATCGAGGGAGATCTTGTCGCCCTGCACGCCGTGCCCGGCCACTTTGGTGACCGCCATCGGCATGATGACGCTGCCGTTCGAGAATGCTTGCTGCATGGCTCCGTTGGAGAGCTTCGGACGCCGCGCGATCTGAGCAAGTCGTGAGGCTTGCAGCTTCTTTAGGTATTCCTTGAAATGGTCACCGGCATCCTTGCCGGTCTGCGCGAGGTAGTAGACGAAGCGGTTCGGCCCCCACTGCGTGTTACGGGTGTCCTCGGTATCGACCAACGTCGATTTGCCCGCCTGCCTGGGTGTCGAGAGCAGCACAGTGTCGTAATAGTACGTGCCGGTCGTCGGGTCTATCTCACCAGCAACATCGGCGACATACCGTTGCCACGGCAGCAATGGTGTGCCGAGCAGTTCCGCATACGCCGCCACCACGGCGCCATCGGTATGACGTGCCGTGTTCCGTTTCGTGCCCGCGCGCAGTGGTGTCACTTCGCGGCCGATTTCTCAATGAGGTCAGCAAGTGATTCATCCACCGCTGCCTGTTCGGGGTAGAGGTCGCGCAGCTCGTCGAGCCATCCGCGATATTCGGCCATGTTGCGGCTGGTCTCACGTCCAACGCTGTTCTGCACATCGATATTACGGGCCAGAGAGACCATGGACTTGCAGATAATGCGTGCGTACGGTGTCAGCTCTCTGTCCTTGACGATGGATTCGATCAGCTCGATGGTCGCTTTTTCCTGATACCGGTCAGTTGATTCGAATTCCTGCATTCCTGGAAGCATTTCCTGCATGCTCTCTCCTTTCGTTGTTATTCCGCCGTTTTCGCCTGTTTTTTAATTGGGTTGGGGGGAGAAAAAACTGGGCGCGGGGTCTTCTGCCCGTCCGTTGATTTAAAAAACCATCACCACTCCGGCCGAACAGACGTCGAAGGCGGCGACGAACGAAGACCGAGACGCGCCAGCTCGTCGCGTCGCGCCTTCTGCTTCGCTTCGATGAGCTGCTGCGTGATACGAAGCGCATACCATTGCCGCGCCACTGTCTGCTCGCCATGCGTCCGGCCATGCTCGGTGAGCCGGTCGAACACAGTCTGTGCTCCGGGGTCAACTACATGCAATGAATAGTCGAGAGCTATCCACTCGTCCAGCATGCGAGGGTGGCGCTTGTTGGACGGGATGCTCTTGATCAGCCACACATCCACCGGATCACCCAACCGCACCAGACGGCGATATGCTCCCTGCCACGCTGACTGGGCGGCAGCGACCAGTGGCGCGGGGCGTTCCTTGCGGATATCCACGCTCGGGCAGATGCAACCGGCCAGCCGGTCGAAGTCCAACACCAGCGCGTCCGACGTTGCATGCTCGGCAACATACGTGGTCTTGCCCGCCTCGGGCGGGCCGAGCACCACATGGATGTTCGCACCGTATCCGCTCAGTATCCTGTCCTGTCGGCTCGCGTTGCAGTGCTTGCATGCACGCCGGATGTTCGCCACGGTATCCAATCCGCCGATGTGGAACGGTCGAACGTGGTCGTCCTCCTCGCCACGCTTCGTGCAGCCGGGTAGTGATAGCCAGCAGGTGTTGCCCCATCGGTCGATGACCTCGGCTCTGATAAGCGGGTCAATGGTCTGGCGGCGTGCCATCAGTGCACCCGGCTCTTCCGCGTGTCAGCCGTGTACTGATCCAGAGCCCACACCTCGTACCGGATGATACGGGACGGCTCAAGTCGCACGTAAGAGGGCCCCTTCCTATCGTCACGCCAGCGCTTCAACGTCGATACCGACACACCTAGATACTTCGCGGCCTGCGACGTACTGAGTTTTGCCTTCGGATTCATAGCTCTCCCTAGAACAGTGCTTTGGTGGGTGTGCCGGTGGTGTCCACGCTGGGGGTGGGTCGGGGTTTGTGGCTGAGCTGCTTTATCCGCTCGCCGGTCCAGCGCCGAAATTCGCGGGAATCGAGCGCCCAAGAAGTCCCACGGCGGATGATGCGAAGACCATAATCCTTCAACGCCGCGAACTCCTGAATGCTGCTCAGTCCTAATGGTTTCAACACCTGGAATGCCTCAAGCTCGGTCACCCCGAACTTCGCTGCGGCTTTGTCGATCTCGTTGGCGAAGAATTGCAATTCCTGGGCTTGGTCGAATGGATCGCCCCACGGTCCCACCGCTTCGAATACGGTCAGTTTTGGTGTTTGCGCTCTCATGATTCCACCACGTATTCGTATCGCTGGCACCATCGGGCAAGCATCTTCAAGGCGGCCTCCACATCGTATGTCTTGATGCCGCCGCGTTTTCCGTTGTGGCGTGGCATGTTGCCGTCATGTATGAGCTTCTGCAGCTCGTTGTCATTTAGACCGGACTCGTTGAGCAGTGTTCTACGGTCGATGCTTTGCACGCCGAGACGGCGGAAGTCGTCGAGTCGTGGAAGAAGTCGGGCCGCCTGCTGTTTGAGCATGTATTCGTAACTTTCCTTGCCGTTTTTCATGGATGCCTTCTTTCGTGGTTATGTGACTTTTGGGTGGTGGTGCTGGAGAGGTCAAGACCTAGTCAGGCCCGGCCGAAAGATTTCGGCAAGGTCTGACATCGTAGGTCTTGAATCGGCTTTCGGTATGGAGCCAGCTATCGATTACAAGAGCGCTTTCGCGCCGGGAATGGTCCCAACGGATGACCCCGCAAGCGGGTCAAGCTGCCAGATTCCGCCTTAATCAGCGTCACCCGTCGGTCTGGAGCAGAATTTCGTCCCTCAAGTAGCGCGACTGCCACGCGCCCGACGTTCCCGGCACCGCCCGGGCTAGGTATGGCTAGGGGTACGTCCTACGCCCCATCACAGCCGTTCAATTGGCTGCTATCGCTATTGAGGTACGAAATACCCAGGAAAACCCGAGGCTTTAAGACGCTCATACGATGCCAGGGCATCGCTGCACTGGGCTGACAAATCCTTCAGCTCTTCAAGCCCGAATCGGACAGTCATTGACGTATCGGCATGCTGATACGTCAATGCGAATACTTCCGGATAATCCGGGTGTCTATCAATCTGGAATCGTGAAGCCATCACTCGCTCCGATCAGCGATCACCATGCCGCCAAACAGAATCGCGGCGCCAAGCAGATACCAAAAACCCACCGAGACACAAACCATCGCCACGGGAATCATCGCGCCCACGAGGGCGCATTTAATCGTTGACTTCAT